TCGACCCGCAGCGTCATTCACCGATGAGGTGATCCGCCGCTTTTCAACGCCGGAGGAAATGCAAGGCTTGGCGCTACCCTGGGCAAAGACGCGAAACCAGTTCCGCATCCGGCCGCATGAACTGACCCTTTACCCTGGAATCAACGGGCACGGCAAAAGTCTGGTGTTGAGCCAGATCATGCTGGCGCTGATGGCTCAGGGCGAGCGCGTCATGATCGCCTCGCTGGAAATGAAACCATCCGCGACCCTGCAACGCATGGCGAAGCAGGCCATTGGCACCGGCACACCGACACCCCAAGCCGTCCGCGAGTTTGCAACCTGGACTGATGACAAATTATGGCTGTACGACAGGATTGGATCGGTCGCATGGAAGAAGCTGATCGCCGTTATGCGCTACGCCGCGATGCAACTCGGGGTCACGCAATTTGTTATCGATAGCCTGATGCGATGCGGGATTGCCGATGACGACTACGGGCAGCAGAAGCAATTTATCGACGCGCTGACCGACTTCAAAATTGCCTACAGGGTCTCGATTCATCTGGTGTTGCACTCCCGGAAGCGGGAAGACGAGAACACGCCACCCGGAAAGTTTGACGCCAAGGGCAGCGGCACCATCACCGACCTGGCTGACAACTGCCTGACCGTTTGGAGAAACAAGCGAAAAGAAAGCGCCGTTCAGCAGGCCCACTACCAGCGGTCGAAAGCTGACGTTGCCGTTCTCGACCAGCCCGATTGCCTGCTGGTCTTGGACAAACAGCGCAACCACTCTTGGGAAGGCCGCATAGGTCTGTGGTTCCTGCATGACTCCGGGCAGTTCGTGGAGACATCAAGCAGCCCGTCAACCAGCATGGAGTTCTCGAAATGACCCACACCGAAGAAAGCGCAACCCTGGCGCTTGGGCGCGCGATTCACTACGTCCGGCAATCCAACCCTCTTGAGCGTGACCCGGCATGTACGCGAGTGCTGTCTATCGCGCTTGGTCTCCGGCAAAGCTATACGCCACACGATTGCGCTGTCGCTGCCGTCCTGGCAGATCGCTTGCGCGAGGCATGCCGCGATATGGCCGGCATCGGCACCAACAGCGAGAAGTGGCACGCTGAAGAGACCATCGCCGCTTGTGTCGCTGTAGTGCTTCGCCTGGCTGCCGGTGCAAGGTGGAACGCCGAATGAACATCACCGTCCTGGCGTTGATCGACCGAGCCGAATGCGCTCTTGCCGATGCGATGCTCGCCGATGAAGTGCTCGATTCAGCCCTGGACCATGCCGCGCGTCGGTTGCAGGCCGCTGCTAGATTCGATGAAGGCGTCACGTTGCTGGCGATTCACATCCTGCGCGACATCGCTGCTGAGACTGACGACGAAATCCGCCGCGATGTCTGCACCCTGTCCGCCGAAATCCTGGAACGCGCCAAACGCGTGCAGGATCGTCCGATGAGCCACTAGCCTATGCAACCCCATCACCCAACGCACCAACCCGCCCTAAACGACCGGAAATCGGCCGCGCTGGGCTTTTTCGAGGAAGTAGTCATGACCCACATGTACCAGTTCGACACCGAAGGCCAAGCAGTGGTTTTCCCGAGAGGCCCGAGACCCGGGCCAACCGGCGAGAGCGATTCCGTTCGCATGTTGTCGCAACGTATCGACCGCCTGTTGGCGAGCCTGCCGCGTCCGGTGGCACACAAGACCGCCGCACCGGCACCAGGTCAGGCCGATGACGATGAACTCGACGGTAGCGCCATATTTGCGGCACGCCAGCAAGCAATCGCCGATGCACGCGACGGCACCACCAAGACCCAAGCAGCGACCGACGAAATCGACGCTGATGCAATTTTTGCCATGAGGAAGTGACCCATGTTCACCAAGAAAACCGAATCATCAGAACTGAAAACCCGCCGCGAGGCAGCCGAACAGACCGCCGCCGCCGTCCTGACTGCCGAAGCATCGTTGATCAAGGCGATGGGCGACTTGCAAGACGTGAAAAACCGTGTCGGAAGTCTGGCGACGCACCGCGAAACACTGCGTCAAAAGGTCCGCGATCTACTCAATGAAGGCCAAGTCACTGAAGCCGAAAAGACCGGCAAACTGATCGGCGATGCTTCCGGAGCGCTTGAGGTTGCCGAAATCAATGCCAACCTGTTTGCCGAGAATGTCGAAGCGCGCGAACAGGATTTGATCCGAGCCGAAGAAGATGCGCTGACGGCGTTTCAGGCTGTCCATGCGCACCAGCACGATGCCATGCGCGCGCAATTGGTGGAGGAAGTCGCAACCCGCTGGCGTAGTGCCTGGAAGCATGCACTTGCAGCCGGGAACACCATTACTTTTTCGGACTGGCTGAAGGCCGTCGCGCACGATGGGCATGTCAACGTGGCCGATGAACACCTGCCGGCTGTCGATTTGTCCGGATTACCGCCGCATCCGACACAAGCGCAGAGCGTCGGTCATGTTGCGCGCCGCCAGATGAAAGATCGGATTTGGCAACGCGCGAACGGCTGAACGACTCCGGGCCTGTGGAACGCTCATAGGCCCGGAATTTCCGAGGATTCCAGATGACAGCAAAATCAGACCTGACCCGCGCGGAGCAGCAAGCCGCGTGCCTGAGCCTTCGTCGCACCGGCTTCAGCTATGCCGAAATCGCCAACAAGACCGGCATCCCGAAAACAACGGTTTACAGGCTGGTCCATGCCGCGCTTGATGACTTCAGATGTCGCACTCAGACCGACGTGGACGAGCTTGTCGCCTTGCAAGTTTCGCGCCTGGATGCAGCACTGACGGCAATCACTCCCAAGATCGAAGCCGGAAGTCTCGAAGCCTGCGACCGCATGCTGAAGATCGAATCTCGCCGCGCTGCGTTGCTTGGACTGGATGCGCCAAGCAAGCTGGCACCAACGACGCCGGACGGAAAAGCCGAGTACGGCACCAATTCAATCGGTCTGGCTGGCTTGCTGCACGAAGCCCGCCGTCTACGCGAGGGAGACTGACCCATGATTGAAGCAACCATCAACAGCGATGCACTGAATGCCGCGCTCGAAAACCTGGAAGACGCGACCGCGACCGAGGCGATTCTGACGCAGGCCGGCGACACCCTTATCGACCTGATCGGCATGACGTTCGCAGACCAGCAAGACCCCTGGGGCGCACCCTGGGCACCACTTAGCGCACGCTCAAGAAGCGGTCAAGCACTACTCGACACCGGGCGATTGCGGAACTCGATTGCCAGCCAGATCAGCGGCAACACGCTGCTGGTCGGCAGCGATGTCTGCTATTCCATGACGCATCAGTTCGGCGCGACCGTCACCGCACAGAAGCCAACCGGCAGCAATATCTGTGGATACACACCCAAGGGAGCGCCCCGGCTGGCCTGGAGTGCTGGTGGAGCGATTCACTTCGCGAAACAAGTCACGATCCCGGCAAGACCCTTTATGCCGATTCAACCAGGCGGTGGCGGCGACTTGCCGCAACCCTGGGAGGATGAATTACGCGACGGCATCGCAGCCATGATCCAGCTATCTATCGAAAAATGACCACCATGACTAGAGTTTGTGGCGCACCAAAGCAGACCGGATTTTGTGGCCGTCCGGCGTCCTGCTTCCAAGTCTTGTACGTCAAAGGGCAGACCAAACCAGGCCGGCGATACCTGTGCGAGTCATGCGCCCGACGTATGCGAGAGCTTCACCCGCGCATCGTGATTCGCGCCATCGAACAGCCGAAGCCGGCATTACCTGGCAGCGCAATTCCAGCGTGAAAACTTACCTGACAGCAGATTTACCGGCGTCGGCACGGTGGACACAATGGGCGCACCCTCAACCACCACCAGGAGCACATCATGAAACTCGAAAACGCCACCGTTCAAGCCGTCAACCTGTCCACACTGCACGGCATGAAGGCAACCGTCACCCTGACGATTGAGAACCCGACCGATGACGACCTGGCCGCGCTGTTGTCGCTGGCAAATAAGCCCGTCTCCGGCACGCTGGAAGCCAAGCAGCAGCCTGTAGCAGTCGCCTGAAAAAGAGGGTTATATCCGGCTGGTATAATGTTGCATTGCTTCATGGGAGAACGACATGAACAACCAGCCGGCAACACCCGCCAGACGCACCAGGAAGGCCAGCACTGCACGATCAGCGGCGCGAGTGGATAGAGTCCCCATCCCGGCAACGGACGCGACCAACGACGAGATTTTCGAGTTTTCCAACTATCTGCCGGACCACCAGCACATATTCGACCAGGGGCTTGAACTGTTCGAGTGGGCGCGAGATAGGCTGTCCCGATATGAAACCACCGGAGAGCTACCCGAAACCCGCCTGGAACTGCTGTCCTTCGTTTCACTGCTTTTCCGGATGATCCGCTTTGAGGCGCACCCGTCTGAATACGATGAGTTGATCGAAGAACGCGCGCAGATAGCCCGCCTGATCCTGACCAAGCTTCACGGAATGAAAGGGGAAAGCCGTGTGGATTCACCTGTCTGATGCGTTTCTGTCTGTAGTCGCACACCGGACCCAGCCTGATGACTTGCTGGTGCGTGCCCGCGTGGCTGGCGACATCGAACGAGTCTTTCCTGATGCCGTTGTCACCATGACGCCGGATGCCGACTATCGGTTTCGGGCTGTCCTGCCGCGCGGGGTAGTCGCTGGCGCACTCGCTGGTTCTGTCCTGACTATCGAATACGACAACTTCAAGAACAGCGTGACCGAACACGACCGGCACGACGCCTGCATGGATGTGTGGAGCGTCATGCACCGGTTCCAGACCGACCGCGCCCGACGCTGACGCCTACCAACCTCCCTGACCGCCGCAACGGCGGTTTTCATCCCGGCCTAGCGTCGGGATTTTTTTGCCCGTCCGGGTTACAGCGTAACCAGCAGACCGAATTCAAATTCCATGCCAACCGTGAGGCCATAAACAAATCTTCTGGCACGCGATATGCAATCAGCAAGCCATGCGCCAATAGGTTTGGCTTATGCCACCTTGGGCGATAGTGCCGACGACGCCAGCAAAAGCGATATGCACCGGCACCACCTGGACACACCACCCGATTGCAGCCGATTGCATCCGATTGCATCCGATAAGTTTTGCTTATCGAAATCTTGCGACCCGGAAGACGACCAGGACAGCGAATCGGTTACAGCGGAACCGCATGACATGCCCATGACACCCTGCCCGATTCCGGTTTTTTTTGCACCTGGCTGATGGGTATGTTTTGACTCACTCGCTTCCCCGGCGCTTCCCCGAGAAATGCGACCGTCTGGAAAAGTCGCGTAAGTGATTGATTTATTGGGGCGATGGATGGGGATCGAACCCACGACCACCGGAATCACAATCCGGTGCTCTACCAACTGAGCTACCACCGCCATTGAACTGGCCTGCCCGACAGGGATCGAACCTGTAACCCCCAGCTTAGAAGGCTGGTGCTCTATCCAATTGAGCTACGGGCAGTTTCCCGCGGGCA